CTTCCTGAGCGCCTTCGAGGGTGTATTGTGGGATGTACGGCATTAGTTGCGAATATCCTCAAGGATTAAGCGCACGCGGGTATCGTTGGTCGGGAGCCACACATACGGCTCTTTGGTCTTGATGTTGTATTTCACCGAGCCATTCACTAACTTGTCACCCGCTTTGAGATCGGGGTCGCCCTGCATGTGGACTTCCCACAGCGTAACGGGCGTATTGAGTTGCAAGCGTAGTTGTGTTTCAGCGTCCACCGGCGCAACGGGCGTCCCGTAAAAGGTCGGCGAACCAGAGCCAGAAAAACCGCCCGTCAGGGTAGCGCGTTCCCGCGTGTACGAGACGGTAGTCATGACGGCGAATGAGCTATCAGTCATGGCTTATCCGCTTCTGAATAATCGCGCCGCTTCCGCCTTTGCCGCCGCTCTTGCCACTGCCGATAATGTCGCCAATCAGGGAGGCTTTCTGCGAAAGTTGCTGGCTGTACGGTCCCGTGGAGGTATCCACCTCCACCGCGTATTCGGTCTGCAAAAATTCAAGCATCTCGCGCCGCACTTCGCCGATTAACATCTGTACTTGTTCTGACTCCACAAAGCGTACAGACGGCAAACCGACTTCCTCGTCGATGGCTCCAATCGTGCGTAATCCGGCGTCAATGGCGTAGGTGTAAGAGCCCTCTGTCAATGTACCGCTTGGGGTTGTAGAGAGACTGCGCTCGGTGGCAAGTCGTCCAAGTTTGGCATGTACTGCCGTTGCAATCTGAGCGCGAGTAATCGGGATAAACCAAATCCACACGTCATCAATTTTGATGTCGCCTGCCGCCGAGTTGTTTGTGATCGTAATTCGGTAGGTTGTGCCCTCAGAGATACCCACGCTGTACAGGTTTTCCGTCCAGGTATCCGCCGTCCCGCTTAGGTTCTGCGTAATCACAGTGTTGTCGTAGTTGTCTTTGATAACCAACGTCGCCTGTGACCCGCTCAAACTTGCGCCAACGGCTTTGACGGAAATATGCAAAGACTGCAACGCCTCTTCATCGACGGAAAACTCTTGCCAGATACTACCGCCAACGGGCAAGACGGCGACGCCATAGTTATCGTCACCGTCTCCCGCTGAATAGGTCACACCCGCAGAGGGTGTCCATCCGTTGAGATTATGCAGAAACTTTCCGTTGATGAGCGCGTTATGGTCGTACATTATTCACCTGCAGGGGCTTCGTCGGTCTTTGGGGCTTTCTTAGCTTTTGGCTTTACTTCGCCAGCAACCGCCTCAGCGTTTGTGCCTAGCTCCGGCTTTGCGGCTTTCTTGGTCGGCATAAGTTCCGCTTCGGTCAAGGCTTCATCCACAAGCGGAGCAGGGCTAAACGGCGCAGCAAGCGGGCGGTCAAAGCGTTGGTTGCCCTTGGCTTCAAAGTAGGCTTGCTTTTCTTCGGGGCTTGCCAAACGCCAGCCGACCAACTTCAAACGCTCGCGGGCATGTGCCTCAGAGACGACGTGCATCACCCCTTTGGGGTTGACGATCAAATAATTCTTTTCTTCACTCACGGAAAATCCTTTCTACTAAGCGAACGTGATAGCGGCAGAGGAGAATCCTTTACGGGGCAGGGTCGCGCCCTGCCCCGTTATGGTTCTTAGATTTCGTCGGTGCTCACAGCGACGCCGTGGCTGTCGCGCATTTCAGCAACGCCGTATAGGGTGTCGAGGGTGAACTTTGCGCCGAGATAGTCGTGATCGTAGGACATGGTCACGCGGATGGCGATCCCGTCCTCGTTCATCACGCGCTGGACCGCACCCATACCAGCGGGGGCGGTAGGAAGCGGGCGGTTTGCCATCACGATGGCGTTGCGGTGGAAGAACAAGTTCTTGCACTGTCCGCCGGTGGCGACGATCTTCTGATCAAGGAAGACATCGAAGCCCATGAAGCGACCAGTGAACGCACCGGCAGCTTTCGAGCCGAGGGATTCGGCATAATCGCGGTTGACCACTTTTTCGATACCAAGCATTTCATACTCGGCGTCTTCGTGCAACACAGCCACGCGGTTCTCAAGCGGAGCCTTGGCAGAGTTCAGCAAGCGGCGGGCTTCGCGGAAAGTGCCTTCGCTCAAGCCAGCGGTCGCATCGATGGTCTGAGACAAGCCGGAATACAGCGCGGCAATGTCGGCATCGATCTGCTCCGCCAAAACCGCCATTGCATCGGCAGCATACACGCTGAACCAATCAGGGCGAGCAAAGGCTTTTGCAAGGTCTTCGATGAGGAAAGAGACTTCCTTGTGCTTGTTCAGCGTCAAGGTATAAACGGCATCATCCGGCTGTTGCAGGGTCACAACAGAGCCGCCGCTCTTGTCGTTGACAGAGAGCGAGCCGCCGTAAGGGATTTTGACCACGTTGCCATACTGCGCAACTTCGTTCTCGTAGTCACGGTTGACAAGACGAGCAAGCACGGTGTTTGCTTTCAGGTAGCCGAGTGCTTGAGCAGCTACAATGGTCGGGGTGGAATCCGCGACCTGGGAGGTGGTGATATTAGCCATTTCAAAGGTTCCTTATAGGTTGATAGGGTTTTGAAAGGCGGTACGGTTTACGTCGTCGAGACTGTGCCTTATTGGTTTTTCTTTTGATCTTCCAGATGCTTGCGGACTTGTTCCGGTGTCGCTGTGGAGTAATCAAAATTTGTGCTGGTTCCGCCACGAGGCGGGGGTGTTACCCCTTGCGGGGTTTCTTTCTTCATGAAGGCGAGTAGGCTTTCGATGTCGTTTCCGATTTCTTCCTCGGTTGCACCCTGTATCCTGTTCACAAGATCAACGGGTAAACCTTTTGAGGAAGCCAGTTTCAACTTCATGTTGGTCACTTTTTCAGTGTTCAATTGCGCCTGCAGGTCTTCATACAATTTCTTGTAATCGCCCTGCTCTTTCAGCCGTTTTTCTTCGTCGGCTTTTTGCTTGTCCTGAATGTCCTTGAGTTGTGTCTCAAGTGCTTTGTACTTCTCGTTCATCTCCTTGAACCGCTCATAAGGGACGGGTTCAGGGGTTTGCGCGGTCTGCGTGGTCGGCTGATTCGCCGCTGTTTGTGTTTGCGCGGTCTGTTCAGTTTGAGTTGCAGATGTTTCGGTTTGGGTTTGTCCCATGCAATACCTTTCTATTCCTCAAGCAAAAATACGATGACGCTACCGCTTTTGGCATTGCCACCTTGAGCAATAACTGCTTTTAGGTCGCCCGCCGCAAGAGGCATGTCGTACACGGTCAGCGCGGTGCCGTCTGTGTTCAACGCACAGGCAACGCGCGGATAAACCATCTGGAACGCCATCGTCAAAGTTTCCATCCACAAGCTACACAGCGTACACGCGCCCAAAGACTCGTTCTGCCGTTACAGTTGCGTTTCCAGATGCGTCCGTAGTTAGTGTTAGTTTTACAGCTCTCATGTGACTCTAAAACAAAAAAGCCCGCGCACCGAGTAAATCGGTACAGCGGGCTTATCGCGCAAGCTGTCTCACAACCTGCCGAGTCAAACGACGTAGGGCGGGCGCGGGATGTATTCGATTTTCAAAAGTATATCACAAAATAAGTCGGTGCTTTACAGCGGTTTTAGGCGTAGAGTGTTTATCTGGCTGATTCGTGCGGTGGGGATGAAAGGTTACTCTCCTATCCCAGCATCTCCGCAGTTCTCCAGACATAACAGGCTTTTCAGCCGCCCAACGGTTTGCGCTACCTGCAAGTGGGCGGGCGTAGGATAAAGCCCGAAGGCAGAACAAACCCAAAGTGTAGATAAAACTCTGTAAGTCGCGCAGACTCCCATACGTCAGGTGCGCGCTGTGTTAGCGGGCGTTTTTATTGAAACGCGCCACAGACATCACAATGAATAATTGGTTCTGCATGAAGCGTGCCACACTTCTTACATTTACCATTTGCGGCGTCTCTCAATTCGAGAGATTTTGCACGGCGTTGTAACCGCTTGATTTCTTCACGCGCCCAATTCAACGGATCAATTCCAGTTTCTTCAAGTTCATCGCCCCATCCCAATTCGCCAAGAAGTTCATCGAAGCAAAAGCGGAGTGTGTTGATTTCCTTGATATAGGTATCAGTTACCTTTTTATTGATTTTCGTTCTCGTGTCAATTTCATCTGACAGGCGTTTTGCTTCTGCTTCAAGGCTTGCGATAGTGCCTCCTGCGTCATTGTTACCTTTCAGGAAATCTTCTATAATTTTCGGAGTTTCAGACATGCTTTCACCTTTCTTTGGTTAGCCGCCGCCCACAATGCGCCGAAACGCTCATCAGGCGACAACCACTGAATAATAAAATCTCTTTGCTCATCAGGTATCTGACCGCACCAGATACCTTTAGATTTAGAAGTGGGGCGAGCCTTGCGACCCGCCCCTTTGCGTGCGCCACCTTTAGGCATTGGTGAAATCTTCTGGCTTGATATATTCAAAGACATCTTCACATTTCATTTCCATTGATAGCGGAAATTTGTAAAACGCTTCTATACCTTGATAAGTAGCCTTGAAAACATCGTTCACCGCATCCTGTCGAATTTTCTCAATAGTTGTTCCGTACTTGTTTGTTATCATCGTTTCATCTCCTTGTTTATATGAATTTAGTATACACCAAATTCACATGATGTCAAGGGTCAATTTTCATACAAGACAGGCGGCTAACGGCTCGCGTTACCCGCTTGTGGGCGGGGTGGATAAAACTTCGGCGGGTGTATCCGCTTCGGATGTGGACAATGCTGACAGCGGCGCAGAATCCCACAAGTCG